GCGCATCGGCCGAGTCCAGCTCGAACTCGATCTTGTGAAAGCGCTTCTTCTGGCTCGGGCTCTTGAACTGGTTGAACGGCAGGCGCAGGTAGTAGTCGATCTCCACCCCGTCGAAGCTCGTTCCCTTGTCCTCCTGCATCACGTAGCCCTCGGCGGTGCCGAAGAACAGCGCCTCGGTGTCGTCGCTCAGGACACCCGATGCAACGCAGGTCGGAGCGGACGGGTACACCTGACGGGTGACGCTCACGTCCTTGGGCTGGATCACCGGGTTGCCGGTGAGGATGGTGAAGCGCAGCACCACGCCATCGGAGAAATACAGGCGGTACTGGTTGGTGGCCTTGACCATCCGTGCCGCGACCACGGTGGAGATCAGCGGGTCGAGCATGGTCTTGACATCGCGGCTCAGGACGGCGGGCTCGAAGTCGCCGAAAGCCTGTGTCGCTTGCAGGCTCAAGACGCCCTTGTCGTCCAGGAACAGCGCGTTGCCCACGTTGTCGGCCACGGTGTCGGCAATCGCCCCGGCGCCGTCCGAGTGCAGCGTCATTACCCAGTCGGTGGCCGAACTGCCCTCCAGCAACTGGATCTTCTCGCGGCAGAACACGCCGAGCAGCGCGCCTTTCAGGGAGGTGAGCCCGGTCAATTCGTCGCCCAGCCCGAACAGCGATGCCGTCGTGGTGTAGGTCATCGGGTCGCCGAGGTTGGAGGTCTGCAACTGACCCAATGGATAGGCCAGGAACAGGTGGTCCTTGTGCGCCGTCAGGTTGAACGGCTTGTCCTCGAACGCGGCGTCGCCGATCACCCAGGCGCTCTTGGTTCCCGAGCCGGTCACGCTGTCAATGTTCATCACCAGCGTATTCGTCCCCGAGTTGTACGAAGTCACCGTGCCGGTCATCGAATTGGCAGCGGTGGCCGCGTCCCAGATGGTCAGCGAATCGGTGGCGACCCACGACCTGGAGCCCTCGGCGATGGTGAAGGTCTTGGCCCCGGTGCCGATGGCAACGCTCGAGGTGCTGGTTCCTTCCGAGCCGAAGATCGGCGCGGCGATGGTCACGGTGTTGCCGTCGTACTTCAGCAGGCGGTTCTTGCCGTCCACCCCGAACATCGCCAGCGTTGTCGAAGCGCCGGAGAAGTTGGCGTTCTTGAACTTCCACGAACCACCGGGAATGAGCCCGGCCTGCACCGCGCTCCAGCCCGAGGCGGTGGACTTGTAGAGCACAGCCGACAGCGAGCCCACGGCGTTCCTCACGGCATAGACCGTGGAGCGGTAGATATGCACCCCGAGGATCGAGCCCTCGCCCGGCACCTTCTGGATCAGGGTACGGAGCGCTTCCCTTGCCGCCGTCAGGCGCGTCTGGTAGCTGGCGTCGCCGGCCGAGCCGCCTTCGCTCGCGCCGTTGGCCGTGGCCTTGGTGACGGCGGACACCTGGATCGCGTCGTTGTCGGCCCAGCTTCCCGTGACCGAAGTGAGGATCAGCACGCCGGCGGCATCGGCCCCGACCCAGGAACCCGAGGACAAGGTGACGCTCACCACCCGCCCGGAAGCCGACGCGCCGGTCACGGTATCGCCCACGGCAATCGCGGCGTCCCCGGCGTCGAAGGTGAGGATGGTGTATTCGGCGTCGGACGGGGAAGCCCTGCCGTCGAAGCGCTCCTGCCCCTTGATCGCGCGGTAGCCCTGCAGCCCGAACACTTCCTCGTAATTGAGGCACTGCTCCAGCCGCCCCGGCTTGACCGCCATCGGCGAGGAAGCCAGATCCAGCCCACCTCCGAGCGGGGTGTATTCGCTGCGAACGCTCACGCCAGCGCTCCCGGCCCGAGCCATTGCGGGGTCTGGCCGCGCGTCATGCGCTCCATCAGCCGGTCAAATTCGTTCTTGGCGTGCCGGTACAGATCCCCCGCCCCGTCGTTGCCGCAGTACAGCATCACGGCTCGCCAGACAATCGCCATCTGGTACTTGCTCGGAATGCCCGGCTCGTCCGAGTTGGCCGCCATCGCGGTTTCATCCGTCGAATAGCGATGCACCACGGTCCAGTCCCCGGAGTTGGGGCTGGGGTGGTAGACCACATACCCGTCCGGGCGGACGGTCCAGTAGATCGGCGCCGTGGACTCGACCTCGGGGATGTTCAGCCCCTGGAACGCTTCCCAATCGAGGTAGTACAGCCACTGGCGCGAGGACAGGCCCGTGGCCGTCTTGTAGACGTAGGCCGAACCTGCTAGCTGATCGAAGCGCTTGGGCGTGATCGACCAGTCGGCCACCGGGTCGTACTCGCCGGTGCCGGAGGACAGCACCTGCGAGGTGGTGGAGTAGTTGAACTTCCAGTCCGGCTGCTCGTCGCTGATCTCTTCGGCGGCGGTCAAGACCCACTGCACGACCTTTTTCGCCATGCCCGTCTGATTGAGCACGGAAGTCGGCGGGTTGTTGACGAGCCCGCACTCTTCATACGTGCGAACGGCCAGTTCCAGGAAGTTCATCGGTTGCCTTTCAGCCTTCGCGCATCAACTGCTGCGCCCAGGCTTTGCCCTTGGGGTTGTCGTCGCGCACGATCTCGAACGGGTAGGCCAGCGCGCTGGACTTGGTGGTGCGGTTGACCACTTCGCCCTCGGTGTTCTTGGCGACCGTGACCTTGACCTTCTGCGGCTTGGCGCGGAACAACTGCTCCACGTAGCAGCGGCGCACGTACTCGACGCGCCCGCGCTTGAGCCAGACCGGCTTGCCGTTGACCGACAGGAAGACGATCTCCTGCTCGTTCGGGTCGTTCGTTTCCGCGATGCGGATAAAGATCTTCTCGTTCAGGAACGCCAGTTGCGCGGCCTTGGATTCCCACGTCACCGGGTCGCCGCGCGCCAGGTCCAGGTCGGAGCGGGCCATCGCGTCCAGGTCGCCGCGCGTCGGGATGTCGAGCACCTTGTCCGGGGTGGTCGATTCGGCGTCCAGCGAGCGGTGGATGACAGCGGGTGTGTGCTTGGCCCAGCGCTCTTCGGCGGCGGCCAGCATGCGCTGCATCATCGCTTCCACGTCGCTCAATTTGACGGTGGGTTCGGCCGGAGTCTCAGCGGCCTTTGTTTCTGCTTCTACTTGCGGTACTTCCAGTCCTTCAGGGGCGGGGGATTGGTTTGACCCGCCCTTGTTGGGGATTCCTCGTGGCATGGTGTGTCTCGGTTGGTTGAGAAAATGGCCCAAAGAAAAGCCGCCCGAAGGCGGCCTTGTCTTGGTGCCGGCTGAAGATCAGCCCAGCGCGACCCAGCGGTACTGCTTGTTCTGCAGAATCGGGCAGCCGAAGGAGGCGGCCGAGCCCGTGCCCGAAGCCGTCACCGTCACGCCAGCGGAGGTTTCCAGCGAGCGCGTGCCGTTGGCAATGGTCTTGACCATGTAGGTCGAGGTCATGCCGTAGAACCACTCGAACGCAATGCGGTCGGTTTCGTTCTCGATGCGGATGTACCGGGGGTTGAAGCCCGGCGAGACGGACAGCGCAGCCGGGGAGGCGGCGTCGTCCAGGTGCGAGCCGGAAGCCATCTTCATGGATTCGGTCGGGTAGATTGCGGATGCAGTGATCGTCATGGCGATCTCCTATTTCAAATGGGGAATGAAAAAGGGCCGGATTGCTCCAGCCCTGTGCCTTTATCAGGCGAGGTCAGGCGTGCCGCACTCGACCACCGCAGCCCAGCCCTGGTTGAGCATGGTGCAGGCGAAGTAGGTCTTGGCGCCGATGTAGCCCTTCTGGCCGAGCGGGTCGTTGGTGTCCTTGGTGCCCGGCGGAATCCAGGTCACGTCGATGGACTTTTTGCCCTTCAGGGCGACTTGGCCCCAGGCGTTCTCGGCCGCGACGATCATCGGGTACACGTCAACCTTGGTCGAGGACGTATACAGGCCCGTGCCCGCCGCCGTGGCGCCGGAGTCGGTGTACGGGGCCAGTTCCGGGCTCAGGATGAACCGGAAGTTCTCGCACGCGCCGATCTCCAGCGGGTGAACCCGCTTCATGCCGGCGTACTCGGCGACCTTGGTGAAGCCCGCCAGATCCCGGATGGCCGGGGCCATGTCGGTATGCGCGAACACCAGATAGCCTTCTTCCACCGGCGAGGTGTTGAAGTTCGGACCAGCGGCGATGACCTTGGAGATCATCTCGGCGTGGTTGCTTTGCAGCGACTTCGTGACCTTGCGGATCAGGTTCAGGCTGATCGACTCGTCCACCGTGGAGCGGCCCGTGCCACCCGCGTAGTAGGCGTTGGTCGCGGCCTTGAGCACGCCGTAGCGCACCATCTCGCGCACCAGGCCGATACGCTGGCCGGTCTGCTTCTTCATCTCGGCCGGGATGTCGTCCTCGTAGAGGTCAACGGTCTGGTCCGAGACGGCGTACAGGCAGGCGTACTGCGTCAGGCTGACGGTGATGTCCGTGGCCGTGAGCGTGTCGGCGCTGGGCGTGACACCTTCCACGGTGGTATGGGCACCCGCGAAGCCGGCCACGTTCGAGCCGGTGATCCACACGTTGTCCGTGCCGCCGAAGGGCAGGAAGCGGCGGAAAACGTAGTTGTTGCCTACGTTCTTCGCCATGTCCTTCTGCTCGCCGGTGATGCCCAGGACTTCCTTGGGTTCCGCGTGGGCGAGGATTTCGCCCTTGAGCTTATTGACCCGTGCGGTTTGGGTCGCCAAAAGTTGCATGCCCATGGTGGGCTCCTTCTATGTGATGGGTTTCATTGCGTCACCCCCTGCCCTTGGCGGCCTTGTAGCCAGCCTCGAATGGGTCTTCAGAGGGCGGTGTCGCGGCTCCGGCTCCTTGCGGGGCGACGGCGCGTGCGACACGACTGGTTCGCGCTGCGGCCGGCGCGGGCGTCGGTGCAGGCGTGGCGGGCGGTGTCTTGGAGGCTTTGAAGTCCGAGAGGGCGGCGATCATCACGTCCGAATCCCAGCTCGACGCGACCAGCTCCTGCCGGTCCTTCGGTTGGGTGGCAAGCCAGGCGCGAAACTCCAGGGCCTTGGGGCCGTGAACCACGCTGCCGTCCTCGCCGATGGACGAAAAGTGCTCGTCGGCGTCCCTGTGGGTTCGCAACACCAGGCGTTTCTCGAACTTGCGCTCAAGCTCGTTGGTGCGCTGCTCCATGCGGGCGCTGACGATCTGGTCGATTTCGGCCTGCGTCGGTCCCGTCGCGCCGCCGAGTCCGGCTGCGTTCAGGTCTTCCGCCAGTGCCACGGCGAACTCGTCGCCGTACTCTTCCCGCACCTTCTTCAGGTCGTCGGGGGTGAGCGTCTTTCGACCCTGCCCACTGAGGCGCTGCTGGATGTTGCCGATGTGGCCCGCGATGGTGGAGGTTCCCTTCTTCAGGGACTCCAGTTCGGCGAACCGTTCAGCGAGTTCATCCTCCGTCCAGCGCCCGATCTTCACCACGGGAGCCGGGGTCGGCTCGGGGGTTGCTTCGGGCTTGACCTCTTCCTCGACCGGCGCGGCTTCCTCATCGTCGGGCAGTTCGGTGTTTCCGACTTCCCCGTTGGTGCTCGCATAGCCGGCCTCGAAACCGCCGTCGTCCTCGCCGTCATCGGCAAGAACGGGCACGCTTTCGCTCAGGTCTTCGCTGGTGGATTGCAGTTCAGTGTCGCTTTCCAGGCTCATCGCCTACTCCAATTCACTCGTCCCCGCCTTGAGGCGGGAGAAATGCAGACTCGGGGCTTACTGCCTCGGGCTGCCGCGATTCCTGTCCCGCCTCGTCGGCCAGGGCAAGAATTCGGTTGGCGAAGCGGATTTCTCCGCGCTTCGCTGTCGTATCGGCGATGCTCAGCGTGGTGGAGTCGTTCTGGACGCGCATCTGGTTGCGCTCCGACTCGATCCACGCGGCCAGGCGCTTCCACAAAGCGCTCTGTGCCTCGGCTCGCGTCAACTTGAATTGAGGGGTCATGTGTGCTTTCCCGATCCCAATGAAAAAGGGCGCTCCGAAGAACGCCCTTGTGCGTGGGACTAGCGACTGAATTAGCTGACGGTCGCCGAGAACGGCGTGGCCTCTGTGCCCGATTGCGTCAGCCAGCCGGAAACGGCGTACTTGTCGGCGGCGATGTCCTGCACCAGGAACCAGTCGCCGATCTCGCCGCCAGTCGCGCCGCTGTCCATCGTGATGGTGTCGCTGTCAGCGCCGGTCGCCCAGGCGTTGCCGGGCTCGCCGTCACCGTCCACGCCGAACGCTTGCCCGTACATCACGTCGTTGCCCGTGACCTTGATGATGTGGGCGTTGGAGGTGGGGGTCACAGTGACCATGAACTTGAAGACGGCGCCCGAGCCGGTGGCAGCGGGCAGTGTGCAGACAGAGCCAGCAGCCGTGTCCAGCTTGATGGTCTTGCCGTCGTGCAGCGCCTCGGTCACGGCCAGCGTCGCGCCAGCGGCCACGAGACGGGCGGACACGTCACAAGTGCGCGTCAGTTCGGTCCCGGTGGCGGTGTTGCCGTTGAGCGTGGCGAGCTCCGACAGGTCCAGTTCCGTTTCCGCGCCAGAGCGCGAGACGGTCTTGATGACGGCGCCAAAGCCAAGACGCAGTTTCTTGGCGACGGTGAGTTCGGAGAATTTGTTGAACAGTTGCATGATTTAGCCTCTGATGCTGTTTGAAGTGAGTGATTGGTCAGAAGTCGGCCGCAAGCGGCGTCGTGCCGCAAGAACGGCTGGCAGAAGAAAAGCTATTGCGTGAAGGCGTGCCCGTCCTGGGCGCGGCCCGCAGGTTCGGCTGCGGCAGTGGCTACCTGCGCCGCCTTGTTGTTGGTGTCCAGCGCGACCTGCGTCTGCAGCGTCATGGTCTTTTCGGCAAGGCGCGTCTTGAGCGTGTCGGCGTTGATGCCGTACTTCTGCGCCAGCTCGCGGCTTGCCAGGTCGAGCTCGCCCAGCCCCATCTCGTACTCGGCGCGCAGTTCGCCCTCTTGCAACTGCCGGTCCTTGTCGCCCTCCTGCGCCTTGGCCGCGAGCGTCATCTGGGTGCGCTCGGTCGCGCCCTTCTCCCGGATCTGCGCCACCATGACCGGCAGCGGCGGGGGCATCGGCTTCTTGGCGTCCTCGGCCTTCTCGGCGTCGGTCTTGAGCAGGTTCTTGGCGTCGATGCGGTGCGCCTTGAGCAGTTCGATGTTCAGCCTGCCCTGGTGGATGTCGGGGTCTTGCCGCAGCAGCGGAGCCAACTGGATCAGCGCCTGATTCGACAGTTGCCGGTCCACCAAAGCCGTGGAGCCCCGTGCGTCGATCTGGAAGTCGCCCTTGGCCGCGTCGTTGTCGGAGTTCTCCAGCAGCCAGTAGTAGTAGCGCCTGATCTGCCGCTCGGTCACGCAGTCGTCGGCCTGCCGGGCAATCCTGCGCAGCACCGTGGAGCCGTTGTTGTTCAGGATCTGCATGCCGCCCACGGTGTCCGGCGCTGCCCCTTGCTGTCCCTGCATCAGCATGGGAAGCCCAGTGGCGTCCTCGGCCATCTTCATGCCGAGGGTGATGATCGCCTGCAGTTCGGCTTGAGCGGCCTGGATGTTGGTGAAGCTGATCGCGTCGCCGATCTTGGCGCCCTCGGGCGCGTCGGCGGTCATGTAGAACCCCTTGCGCGGGGTCAGCGTGTTCTTGCCGTCTATCGGGCGAATCCACTTCTCGCGGATGGCCCAGATCGGACCCGAGGTGAAGCCGCCGTTGTCCATCATCGCGCGGGTAGCGGCGTTGACCATCCGCTGCGGGGTTCGCATCTGCCGGGCCACGCCCATGCCCCAGATCATCCCGGCACGCCTTTGCCATGGCATCACGTCATACGGGAAGCCGCCCGCGTCCATCGGCGTCTGGGTCGCCTTGACAACCGTGTCGTTGATCATGGTCACGATGGCCGGGATGCTCTCGGCCTCCATGCCGGCGATCTCTTCCTCGGGCACTCCGCAGGCGCACAGGGTTTCCTTGTCCACCATGCCGGTGAAGTACCAGATACCGAAGGACGAGCCGAGCAGGCTGCGCTCGGTGTTGCGCACCTGGGGCGAGTCGGCCGGGGCGTCGCCCTGCTTGGCCGGGCCTTCCTTCAGCACCTTGCGAAGCTGGCTCTCGATGTAGCTCGGGTCTTTCAGGAGGTCTTGCACGGCACGGGCCGAGAGCGTGTCGTATTCCCAGACATAGGCGCCGCGCTGCACGTCCTCGCCGCAGGCCGGGTCGGGAAAGAAGTTGCGCGGGTCAACGCTGAACGAAGCCGGAGCGACAGTTTCCACCCGCTCCATGACCATGCCTTGCGGGCCTTGGGTCATCTTCTGGCTGATGCGCACCACCGGGACCGGACCCTTGAGGATGCCGGTTCCGAGCTTGGCGGCGTTCTCCAGCATCTTCCTGAATTCGGCGTGGTACTGGCATTCAATGAGCCAGTCGGTGATCTGCTTGGTCGCTTCCTCGGCGGCCTTGTCCTGGGCGCTCTTCTCGGCCGGGTTGGCGGCCACGGCTGCGGGCTGCGCCATCACGGCCTGCGCCTCGTTCATGGCCGGCTGCTCGGGCATCGGGCCTTGCATGCCCATCTCGGGAGCTTGCGGCGGCGGCATCGAAGCGGCCATCGGCTGCTCCATTGCCATCGGCCGCATTCCGCCAGCCATCGGCGGCATCTCGCCCATCATCGGCGTCTCGGCAATCGGCGTGGCCGTCAGGCTCCACGGCATGTCGTCGTTGGGCAGCAGCATGTCCGCAATCCGGGCGTGCGCCGCGTCCACATACGGACGGGTCAGCGGGACAAAGACGCTGCTTCTGGTGGCGGTGTTGGCCTGAATGCCAATCGGGCCGCCCTCGTGCGAAACGGGCTTGCCGACGTTGGTTTCGCCTTCGGGATTGGCCGTGTCGATGGACTGGTAGAACTCTTCGTCTTCCTGCCAGTCCTGCTCGATGCCGGTGGCTTTGCGGGCGTCCATCGCCTCTTTGCGCTTTTCCAGCAGGGCATTGCCCAAGGCTTGCACCATCGCCAGGCGCTTTTCCTCTTCGCGGGCAGCCAGTTGCTCTTCGGACTGGTCCTCTTCCTCGAAGGGGTCGGCGATGAATTCGTCTTGTTTTGCCATAACTACATTCCCATCACGGGGTCGAACGGCACGAACTCAGCCTCGCGCTGGGGCGTATGGACCGTCTTTTTCTGCACGGGCTCGGCAAAGGTCAGAGCCAGCGCGTCGGCGCTGTCGGGGCTCTTGATGCCGCGCTTCTTGGCGTCGTCCTTGCTCTCGATGAGCAGCAGCCCGTTGCGGTAGGAGTAGCGCAGGGCCGTGAGGTCCACCTCAAGGTCGCGGTCGTTCTTCATGCTGACCGGCCCGTTCTTGGGGTCGAGCCAGTCCTTCATGTCTCGCCAAATCTTGGCGCGCAGGTTGTAGTCCCTGCCGTTGTCCAGCCGGATGGAGCTGTTGACGCCGACGATCTGCACACCGTCAAGGTCTTCCATGTCGTTCAGGCGGTCCACCACCCCGGCGCCAATGCCGATCACGTCCACCGCGATCTGCTCGATGCGCACCCCCGCATGGGCACAATCCCGCACGTAGTCGCGCACCATCGCCGCCACGGTCATGGTGTCCTGCTTGCTGATGCGCGCCACGGTTGTGAGCGCCCGGTGCCCGCGCAGCAGGATGACGGTCTTGTCATCGCCGAACCGCGCCACGTCAACCCCGAGCCGCCATGGGCCGGTCCTGGGCACGTCACCCGGTCCACGGCCCATCGCCTGCACCACCCAGTCGGCCGGAATCCATGCGTTGGACACGGACGCCGAGTAGCTGATGTCCACTTCCTGCGCCAGCACCACCGGGTCGAGGTCGCGTACCTGCTTGTCGTACCAGTCCTGCCCTTTGCGCGGGTCGTCCTTCCAGTTGAAGGTGAAGACCGGCACCTTGCCGCTCCGGCGCTTGCGGGCGAACGGGTTGCCCTCGCCGTTCGGGGTGGACACGTCGATCTTGCAGTTGGCGGTCTGACTCAGCGCCGCGTCGATGCTGTCGGGGCGCTCCAGGTAGGCCGATTCGTCCTTGAAGTAGATCGAGGTGCGGTTGCCCCGGCCAATGTTGTCTCCGGCCTCCCCGACGATCACCGAACCGTTTTCCGGGTTGGTGATGGACATGAACGGCGCGTGCTTCTTCAGGCTCCAGCCGGCCGGCTGAAACTCCACCGGCAGCAGCCCAATGAGGCTTCTGAACTTCCAGAACAGGCTTTTCGGGTCGTTCAGGTCGTCAACGTATTCCTCTTTGCGCGAGCCAAAGCCGATCACCGTGCCGGGCTGGAACAGCCACATCCACGCGGCAAAGGCCACGCACAGCCAGGAGACGCCCATGTCGCGGCTCTTCTCGGCCAGCCCGTCCTCGCGGCTGCGCCACCTCGCCAAGAGCCAGTCGATGAACTGCTCCTGCCTCGGGAACAGCAGGAACGGGATGGTCGTGGGCTGTCCGATCTCGGCCAGGCGCGGGTCGAATGTCATGGCCCAGTCGTGGATGAACTGCGCCGGCCGGTCCTCCGCGTAGTAGGCTTTGACCGCAGGAACAAGGCTCGGGTCGGCCCGCAGGCGCTGCAGCCGCTCCATGCGCTCGGCGTACACCGCGTCGTAGTTCGGGGCTCTCCAGTCGAATCCGCTTGGCAGGGCCAGGCTCACTTGCCAGCCCCAAGCATCTTCAGGTAGCCCTCGGACGGCGAAACCGTCACATCCACCTTCACCGCAATGTCGCCGCCGCCCGGCCCCGTGTGCTCGGTCTTGTCGGTAAACAGCTTCAGGTGCTTGCCCAGCAACTCGGCACCTTTGAGCACCGACTGCGGCTCAAAGGTGTAGGCCGGCAGGAGGCTGCCGTCAGGCGTCTCCACCAGCACCGGCTTGCCACTGCGGTCCACAACCGGCCGCGCCTGCTTGCAGCGCTCCACGGTGTCATGAATCGTTGTGAGCACGTAATCGGCGGTGATCTGCGTGCGCTCGGCCCGCTCCATCAGTGCCGCGTCAATAGCGGAGCGGACGCTAACATTAGTTAACAGTCGGCTGCCTTGCTCGTTGGCGGTCTTCTCGCTGTAGCCGGCGCGAATGGCGGCTTGGGTCGCGTTCAGGTCGATCAGGTACTCACGGACGAATTGCGCCTGCCTTGGCGGCATCTCCCCTTTAGGCGCAGCCTTCCCCCCCGCCTTTGCTGTCTTGGCGGGTTTCTTGGTCATGGCTTGGCTTACCGTCCGCCTGCGTAGATGGAGACGGCGGCAGAGTCCACGGCGGCCGAGGCGAGCACGTTCACCTCGAACAGGCCACGGACATCCATCACGAACCATCCCGAGCCTGCGGCGGCAACTCCGGTCAGGTCGCCGCTGGCCTTGATCATCAGTCCCGTGGGGCTGGTGTAGTCC